CGAAAATAAACTCGGTGCTTTAATTTGCCAGTGGCGGGATAAAATTATATATGTTGGAGCCGGTTTAACCGATAGCGCAAGAAAAAATACTACAAAGCTTATTGGTAAAACAATTTCTTTTAAGTATGGCGGTTTGACCGATAACCAAATGCCGCGCTTCCCTGTTTTTTTAACTATTAGAAATTATGAATGAGGGTGCTGAAATGAAAAAAGAAAAACTTTACGCACCGCAGGACCTTGCAAAAATTTACGGAATATCCAAACAACAAATTATTATGGATATACGGTTGGGTAAATTAAAGGGGGAACAGGTAGGTAAAAGGTGGATCGTTCGGCATTCTGATCTTAAAGATTATCGTAAGAAAAAATAAAGAGAAATAAAATGAAAAGTGAAACGAATCACAAAACAAGCAAAAATACAGATGGCGAAAGCGGTCAAGTTAAGCGAATTATTAGCAACCGTTTTTTCTCTATTTATGGAATTAAACGGAAAACTCCTAATGAATTTACTCAATTAGGGGATGCAATTGAAAAGTTAAAAAACGAAATCTATAATGTATTTAAAATATCACAAATTGTAAAATGGTTAAGTAGTAAGCTAAGGAGATTATAAAATGGAAAGGATTTCATCATATCAAAAACTAAAAGAAGAAAATCAAAAGCTGCGTAATATAATATACCAACTAATAATGAACCCCAGAACGGATGAGGCGCAAGCGTTAAAGTTGAGTTTATGCATTGAATTTGAAGCGGGGAATTCGATAATGTTTGGGACTTCGACAGAGGGGAGTATAGGATTTCAAGGAATTAAAAACAAGGTAGGCATATCTAAAAAATGAAAAGTGAAATAAATGAGGATTTGAATAAGCTGGATGTTTGGAAGGATAAAAAATGTATTTATTGTGGACGGAAATATCCTGAAACATTATTAAATATTGAAGGCGTAATTCATCACAATACAGAAATGCGTTGTTTAAACGTTAAAGATTGTAATAAGGCAATGAAAAAAAACTAAAAATTAATTACGAAAGTAGATAAAATGTATTTAACTTATAAAGAACTAAGAATATTAGAACTCGAATTAAGAGTATCTACCGCTGATTATGATAAAGAAAAAATGGCAGCGTTAAAAGCCGCACATAAAAAAATAAATGCAGAGCTTGATAAAAGAGAAGCCCACAATAAAAACCTAAAAACCGATTACGATAAAAAGATATGACAGATTTGGAGCTATAAAGAGTTCACAATCTGTCATATCTAACCCATACCTACCGTGAACAATTTTTCTAAAACATTTCTTTTACTTAACAAAAATAATAGTATATAATACTGTCCGAGAAATTTAATTAATTATTTCCTGGGCACAATGAGCGAAGTAAAACTTCCGTCAATTCTTTATGCAGGCGATAAGCTTGAGTTCACAGAATCGGATAGCGATTATAAAGCTTCCGATGGCTGGACTTTGAAATACAAACTTATCAACGCCTCAACCAGCATCACCGATATAACCTCAACCGCCGATGGTGATGACCATAAATTTTCAATTCCATCTACAACTTCTGCAAACTGGACTGTTGGCAAATACCGCTTTGTACGCTATGCTGAAAAGGGTGCAACCTACGAACATCTTGACCGGGGCAACGTAGAAGTTAAGCCGGATTTTGTTGCACTCTCTACTTACGATTTCCGCTCACACGCTCTTACAACATTGGAAGCATTGGAAGCCGCAATTGAACGCCGCGCAACAAAAGAGCAAATGAGTATTGCAATAGGTGTAAGGGGTTCATCTCGCCAATTACAATATTTAACGATGGATGAATTGATAAGAGCACGGAATTATTATCAATCACTTGTTGATCGGGAAGCCCAGGAAGATTTAATAGCCCAGGGAAAATCACCAGGAAACAAAATTTTATTACAATTTAATTAACAGGAGTAAAAAATGTTTAAGAAAAATCTTTTAATAATGTTCTTTGCCGTTATAATGTTTGCATTTATGACACCCATTAAAGCACAGGGCGTTGTTGGTGTAGTAACACACAATTACGGAACCGTTGCAAACAGTGTTGATGAAGGTTATATATCTTATACGTGGAAGGGACTTTTAAAACAATTCGGCGCCAATAAAATTGATTCACTTCATATATCACTAACAGTTAAAGGCGAAATAGATATTGATTCGCTTATGTGGTACCCTGCAAACTGGGCAAGTGATGGAACAATTGTAAAAGGAACGGTTGCTACAAAAACAGTAACACTTAATGTTGCCGCAGGTTCTTATGGAACAGAAGTATTATTGACTGCCAATGCAGGTGTAGCCGGTGTATTATGGCGTGGTTATGAAGGGTTCACATTATTTACACGGGGTGCTGCCGCAGGCAATGTTGCTACAGGTCCCAACAATTTAAAAGTTACAATTGTGTTTTTCGGTTCTTAATTATGGAAAAGATATGACAGATTTTGTGCTATAAGTTGTTCACAATCTGTCATATCTAAATTATAAAAAAATATATAGAAAAATGTTTGGACAATATTTAAATGGATATGGTGCTGCAAGAGAGAATGCTTTAATGCGCAAAACTGTTATTAAGCAAGCTGAGCAGGTACGTTCTTATAATATGGCACAGCAGAATCGTTTAACTAACGACTGGCTTTCTCTTGCGCGTTCGTTTAATTATGATATTAGAACCGGCGGCGCTGCAATGCTTGCTCGCGGCAGGGAGCTTTTCCAGAATGATCCTTATGCTCGTAAAATTGTAAGAAGTTTTAAAAAAGGAATAATAGGACCAAATGGTTTTATTCTACGCAACAAAGCCGGTGAATGGAAAAATACTGATGAGGGGTTTCGTTTTGTTTATGATAAACTTGCAAACTCTAAAATAAATGATGCGTGGGCTCGTTGGGGTAGAGGGAAGCTTTGTACAATTGAGGAAGATGAAACATTCCGGCATTACTGCGGTTCGCTTGCACAAAGTGTTTTTATTGACGGCGAAGTTTTTATAAAAAAACTAACCGGTAAAAAATATAATAAGTTTGGATTTACCACCCAGCCAATTACAAGTGAGTATTGTGATTGGCGTTTAAACAAACAGTTAGAGAACGGCAACTCAATTGTAATGGGCATTGAAGTTACTCCGGGCTGGAAAAAGGTTGCTTATTGGTTTCGTAAAGGTAATCCTTATTCGGAAGTTCAATTTTCTTATAATTGGTCTGCAAATTATGACCGCGTGCCTGCGCAAGATATCATACATTTATTTATAAAAGAAACAGTACACCAGTTGCGCGGTGTTACAATGTTTGCGCCAATCGGTATAAGATTAAAAATGCTTTACGGATTTGAAGAAGGTGCATTGGTAAGAAGCCGTGCATCTGCAAGTGTACCGTGGGTGTTGCAACGGCAAAAAGATGCGCTTGCTCCTCCGGGAGTTACCGGTGATAGTAAAGATGCCGATGGCAACTTATTAACGGAACTTGAACAGGGGCAAATTTATAAACCCGATGATGGTTATGAATTAAAAAACCTCGAAAGTGATTATCCCCATGCAATGCACAAATCGTTTACTGATGTTAATCTTCACGGAATTGCAGCAGGAAGCGATATGGCTTACGCAACAATATCAGCAAACTATTCCGGTATGAACTTTACTGTAAGCCGCACTGCAAAAAATGATGAGGAAGATGGTTATGAAGATTTACAAAGCTGGTTTGCTGAAAACTTTTTAAGCCCGGTTATTACTCCCTGGTTAGAAATGGCGATGCTTTCAGGACAGATAAAATTGCCGCCGCAAAAATTAGAAAAATTTAACAAACCAAAGTGGGTTGGTCGTACGTGGAAAAGTGTGCAGGCGGAAGTACAAACGGATTCCGATATAAAAGAGTTAAGAGCAGGGCTTGCAACGTTTGAAGATAAGTTGGCTAAGAGGGGCAAAGATTTAGAAGAGCACTTCGAGCAGCTTGCAGCCGAAGCATTGATGAGAAAAGAATTTGAAAAAGAATATGGTGTACAGTTTAATTGGGATCTGAGCGCAACCGGTAACACAGATCATTTGTATATGCACGAGGGCGCACCCGCCGAAGAAGATAACACCGAAGATAACTCCAAAGATAAAAACAAAAAAAATGGCAATGGGAAATCTTTAATACATAATAATGGGCATTGAAAATGAAAGACGGAAAACTAAATACACAAACCGATTTTAAGGGATGGTGCTCACGTGAAGCACCTCTTAAACCCATCCGTGAAAAGAATGAGGATGGCTCATACCCAGCTATAATTACAACGGAAGAGCCCGCAATTGTAGTTGATTGGGAACGCTTCGAAATGGTTCGGGAAATATTATTAATGGATGGCGTAATATTGCCGGAAAACAGGCAAGTGCCGCTGCTTGATTCACACTCACGCTTTTCTACTTCCGCCGTTAAGGGTTCCATAAGAAATTTGAGAACCGAGGGCAAGCAGCTTTTGGGCGATGTTTATTTCTGGAGCGGTGCTAAAGAAGAAGAAAGTAAAGTTAGCGAAGGACATCTTACTGATCTTTCCGCAGG